CTCCGCAGGGCTCTCTCCCCTCGGATCGGTGGGAAAACGGGAGCCCCGCCGGCGGTCGGTCTCGATCGGGCTCGACCTGGTCGCATCGGTACGCTTCGGTGCATGCCGCGACGAGGGTCGCCCTACGGTCCCGAGTACCAGCGGGCGCGCGCTCGGCTTCTCGCCGGCGACCCTCGGTGCTCGTGCGGGGCGCCGGCGACCGAGGCCGATCACCAGCCGCCGCTCGCGTTACACGAGCATCGCAACGGCACCAACTGCTGCCAGCTTCGACCGGCGTGCGGTCCATGCCAACGCCGGCAGGCCATCGAGCTCTGCAACCTCGCCCGAGGCCGGCGGTCGTCGTTGGCGCCGAGGACACCACCCGAGCCCTCGAGGTCCTGGTGACCGAGCAGCACCTGAACGATTGGATCGACCACCACCTCCGCGACATCGCTGCGGCGCGGGAGCAGGCCTGCGAGGCGGCGCTGCAGTCTGGCCGCTTCGGCGTCCTCGAGGTCTGGCGCGGCACCGCCGTCACCTTCGAGCTTTCGCCCAACGTCCCCTACGGCACGCTCCACGTCCAGGAGCGCCGGCCATGACCGCCGAGCTCGAGCGCCTCGCCTGGGAGCGGCGGCCGAAAGAGCCAGCCCGCGCCTACGACGCCTTCCGCCGCTTCCGCGAGGCCGGCCCGTTGCGCAACCTGCGCGACATCGCCGAGGCGCTCCAGGTCTCGCGCCGCACGATCGAGCGCTGGGCGCAGAACAACTTCTGGTGGGAGCGCGCCGTCGCCTGGGACGACGAGGTCCACCAACTCGACGACCGCCGGCGCCTCGAGCAGCTGCGCACGATGCACGACCTGCACCAGCGCGCCGGCCGAGGCGTCATGCAGAAGGCGCTCGCCGCGCTCAACGAGCTCGAGCCCAAGGACATCCCTGCCTACGCCGCCGCACGCCTGCTCGAGCTCGGCGCCCGCCTCGAGCGCGAGACCCTGACCACCTCGGTCGAGGATCTCCAGGGCATCGCCACGAGCTCGGTGCCGGCCGATGATCCATGGGAGGCCATCGCTCGTGAGCTCACCGGCACCGAGCCTGGTTGACGCCGGCCCTCGGTACGGCACCCCGCGCCGGCGAGACCGACCGACCCGAGGACCGCTACTGGTAAAGATCGCCGAGCTCATCGGCTGGTCTTTCCACCCTTGGCAGGAGCACGCCGGCGCGGTCGCCCTCGAGTACGACCGGCGCACCAAGCTGCCGGCCTTCCGCACGGTCGGCATCGGGTGCGCACGGCAGAACGGCAAGACCACCCTGGTCGCGGCGCGCATCGCCCTGCAGCTGATCATCCCGCGCCAGACCGTCGCCTACACCGCGCAGGACCGCACGCTCGCCCGCTTCAAGTGGGCCGAGCACGTCGAGCTCCTGATGAGCACCCCGTTCGCCGATCGGGTGCGCAGGGTCTCGCGCATCAACGGCAACGAGGCGCTCATCATGGACAACGGCTCCCAGTACCTGATCGTGACACCGGACCCCAAGAAGGCCGGCCGATCGATGAGCCTCGACCTCGCCATCATCGACGAGGCCTTCAGCCAACCCGACCTCGGCATCATCGGTGCATTGAGCCCGACCATGGCGGCGCGCCCTCACGCCCAGCTCTGGATCTTGAGCAACGCCGGCACCTTCGAGAGCGTCCTCTGGCGCCACTACACCGACACCGGCCGAGCCCAGGTCGACAACCCGCTCGCCTCGCTCGCCTGGCTCGAGTGGGCTGCAGCCGAGGACGCCGACATCCTCGACCACCAGGCCTGGCGCGACGCCAACCCGAGCCTCGACCTACCAGGCGGCGTCACGAGCGTCGCGCTGAGCGGCGCGGCGCTGAGCGGCATGGACGCCGACGTCTTCCGGCGGGAACACCTGAACATTTGGGTCGACCTCGCCCAGCTCACCGGCATCGACCCCGTCACCTGGGCTGCATGCCGCGACGACGAGCTCCGCCCGATCGGCGAGGTCGCCCTCTCGCTCGACTTCACGCCCGAGCGCGACCGAGGCACCCTCGTCGTCGCCGCCGAGGTCGACGGCAGGACACCGCTCGAGGTCATCGAGGCCACCTCCGACCTCGAGCGCCTCGTCGCCCGTACCGCCGAGGTCGCGCTCCGGTGGAAGGCCACCGTCGTCCTCGATCGAGGCGGTCCGGCGGCGAGCTCCATCCCCGCGCTCGAGCGGGCCGGCGTCGAGGTCCGACAGATCGCCCTGCCTGACTTCGTGCGAGCCTGCGGCGACTTCCACGACGCCGCGGTCCAGGCTCGCCTCAGCCACCGAGGCGACTACCGCCTGACCGACGCCGTCGCCGGCGCCACCAAGAGGCGCGTCACCGACGCCTGGGTGTGGCGCAGGAGAGGCAACGCCGACATCAGCCCGCTGATCGCCGCCACCCTGGCGCGCTGGGGCATCGTCACCCGAGCCCGCATCCCCGAGCCCGCCATCCACTGAACGGAGCACCATGAGCATCGCCCAGCGGTACGTCGCCGCCGCACCGATCGAGACCCTGCTCGAGCACCCCGACAACCCGAGGCGCGGTGACGAGGACGCCATCGACGCCTCGATGGCGGCGCACGGCTTCTACGGCGCGGTGCTGGTCCAGGAGAGCTCCGGCTTCATCATCGCCGGCAACCACCGCAAGAGGGTCGCGCGCCGGCGCGGCGAGAAGGCGCTGCCGGCGCTCTTCCTCGACGTCGACGACGACCAAGCCCGCCGCATCATGCTGATGGACAACTGGAGCGCCGACCAGGCCACCTACGACTTCCGAGAGCTCGCCCGAGTGCTCGAGGACCTCCAGACCGCCGGCGACCTCGACGGCGCGGGCTTCGACGACGCCGACCTCGCCAAGCTGCTCGAGCGCTGGTCGACACCAGGAGACCCCGACGCCATCCCCGAGCCGCCGGCCAACCCGATCACCACTCTCGGTGACCTCTGGATCTTGGGAGACCACCGCCTCCTCTGCGGCGACAGCCTCGAGGCCGGCGACGTCGCTCGAGTGCTCGACGGCATCACCCCGAGGCTGATGGTGACCGACCCGCCGTACCTTGTCGACTACGCCGCCTGGGACACGGTCGGCGACGAGGCCGCCGGCGTCGCCTTCTTCACCCGCTACCTCGAGCTCGCCCTCGAGCACCTCCACCCGCAAGCGCCGATCTACCAGTGGCATGCGTCGAGGCGCGCCGACCTCGTCGAGCAGGCCTGGAAGGCCAACGACCTCCTCTGGCATCAGACCTGCTTCTGGCGCAAGCAGCGCGCCGTCCTCGGCCGCTCCGATTTCATGTGGGGCATCGAGCCCTGCGCCTACGGATGGCGCGCCGGCCGCCGGCCAAGAGCCGAGCGCAGACCGCCGAGCTCGAGCACCAACGTGTGGGAGCTCGACCGCGCCGGCGCCAACCCCGAGCACCCGACCATCAAGCCCGTCGCCCTCTACACCGACCCCTACACCTGGCATCTCCGCGCCGGCGAGTGGGCCTACGAGCCCTTCTGCGGGAGCGGCACCGCCATCGTCGCCGCCGAGCTCGCCGGCGACCCGACCGACGAGGACAACGTCGCGCTCGAGCCCAACACCACCATGGCCGGCACCGCCATCGCCGCGGCCGAGGTCACCGGCCGCCGCTGCGCCGCGATCGAGAAGGACCCGACCTACGTCGACGTCGCCTGCCGTCGGTGGCAGGAGCTCACCGGCCGCCTTCCCGAGCTCGACGGTAAGCCTGTCGACTTCGGGTGAGGCAGGTTAGGCTCGGCGGGTGAGCTGGCTCGATCGCCGATCGAGGGTCCTCGACCCCAACGGCAACGACCCCGCCTCGGTGCCACCGGCGACGGTCGGCCCGCCGAGCGCTCGAGCAGGAGACCCCGCCGGCGTCGAGATCATCGACGAGGGCCCGCCGATACCGCCACCGAGGGTCTTCACCTCACCCTGGTCAGGTTGGCCGGCCGAGTGGGACACCCCGAGCTGGCAGCACGTCGAACAGCTCGTCGACACCGCCTGGTCATGCCTCGATCTGAACAGCTCGATCATCGCATCGATGCCCCCGTACGCCCTCCAGGCCGGCACCCTCGTGAGCCCGCCGACCTGGCAGACCAACCCCGACCCCGACCGCTACACCTCGTGGGACGAGTTCGCCAAACAGCTCTGGTGGGACTACCAGCTCGGCGAGGCCTACGTCCTCTGCACCGCCCGCTACGCCGACGGATACCCCGCCCGCTTCCACGTCCTCGAGCCCTGGCTCGTCGAGCCCGAGATCGGGCCCGACGGCCTCCGCCACTACAAGATCGGGAGCATCGATCCAGGGCCCGACCTGCTCCACATCCGATACAAGAGCACGTCGAGCTCGGCGCACGGCACCGGCCCGCTCGACGCCGGCGCCACCAGGATGGTCGCCGCCGGCCTCCTCCAGCGATACGCCGCCAAGGTCATCGAGGGAGGCGGCGTCCCCTACTACGTCATCAAGCATCCCGCCGAGCTCGGCGACGACCAGATCACCCGCCTCCAGGACCAATGGTGGACGGCGCGAATGAACGCCCTCGGCATGCCCGCCATCCTTTCGGGAGGCGTCGAGCTCGAGCAGCTCCAGACCAGCCCGAGAGACATGACGCTCCTCGAGTTGAGCCAGTACAACGAGAGCCGCATCGCCGTCATGCTCGGCGTGCCACCGTTCCTCGCCGGCCTCCCGAGCGGTGGTGACGCCATGACCTACACCAACGTGAATGCCCTCTTCGACTACCACTGGCGCGCCGGCCTTCGCCCCAAGGTGAGCCCGGTGACCAAGGCGCTGAGCGGGTGGCTCCTACCACGAGGGACCGACATCGAGGTCAACCGCGACGAGTACGTCCGACCCGACCCGCTGATCCGAGCGCAGACCTGGGACATCCTGATCCGCATCGGCGTCCTCACCCCGAGGCAGGTCCAGGAGATCGAGCGCTTCGTGATCAGCGGCGACACCGCGCCGGCGCCACCCTCGCTCACCCCGGCAGGAGCTCCAGCATGACCACCATCGAGACCGAGCCCGTCGACGAGGCGCCACCGCGCGCACCGCTCGAGTTTCGCCTGGCGCCGAGCCAGCTGCTCGAGGTCCGATACGAGCAGCGCACCATCGAGCTCGTCATCATGCCCTACGACACCGACACCACCGTCTTCGCCGGCGGCCGGTGGGTCACCGAGTCGATCGCGCCTGGCGCCTTCGAGGGAGTCGAGCGCCGAGCGAACCGCATCAAGGTGAACCGAGACCACGACGTCACCCGTACGGTCGGTCGCGTGGTGGCGCTGCACCCCTCGAGGGCCGAGGGCCTGGTCGGCGAGCTGAAGATCGGTCGCTCGGCGCTCGGCGACGAGACCCTCGAGTACGCCGCCGACGGCATCCTCGACGCCTCGGCCGGCTTCGCACCCTTCCCCGGCGGCGAGCACTACCTCGATCAGCGCGCCCGCCGTCGCATCACCAAGGCCTACCTCGGACACGTCGCCCTCGTCCCCGAGCCCGCCTACGCCGACGCCCGAGTGCTCTCGGTGCGCCACGCCGAGCTCGAGGCGCCGGCGACACCGGCGACCCCCAACCTCGACCAGGTCCGGCTTTGGGCCCTCGAGGCTGCCTACGATGCTGGACACCGATCGAGCGGCCTGTTTCACTAGACCGCAGGACGAGCACTACCTGGAGCACAACGGCAGGGCCGGCACCAGCAGCGGGTGAACGTCGCGATAGAAGCACAACGCTCTCGCGAAAGAGGACCCTGCCATGCCTACCGCCACGCCCAGCACCGACGCTCTCGTCGCGCAGCTGATGAATGAGATCGAGGACCGCAACGCCTTCGTGAACGGCCTCGTCGAGGCCGCGCAGAAGGAGGGCCGAGACCTTCAGCCTCAGGAGATGGAGCTCATCACCCGAGCCCGAGACCGCATCGCCATCGTGAACGGCCAGCTCGCTCCGCTCCAGGAGACCACCAAGATCGCCATGGAGAGCCGAGCGGCCGGCGCCACCTACGCCGCCGAGATCGCCGCGCTCACCTCGCCGGCCATGGCGCAGAAGGTCGAGTACCGATCGGCGTCGGGCTACGCCCTCGACCGCTGGAAGGCCGCCATCGGCAACGACGAGGCAATGCAGCGCCTCGAGCTCTACGAGCGCGCCGCCGCGCACCAGACCACGAGCGACAACCCCGGCATCATCCCCGAGCCGCTCCTTCAGCCCGTCCTCGACTACGTCGACTACGCCCGTCCGATCTGCGGCGTGTTCGGCCCCCAGCCGCTCACCGGCTCCGGCTTCGTGAGCCACGTCACTCAGCACACGAGCGTCGCCAAGCAGACAGCGGAAAAGACCGAGCTGGCCTCCCGCAAGATGATCATCACCAAGACGCCGATCGACGCCGACACCTTCGGTGGCTACGTCAACGTGAGCCGCCAGAACATCGACTGGTCCAACCCCAACGCCCTCGACACCGTCATCAACGACCTCGCCGGCCAGTACTCGATCGAGACCGAGGAAGAGGCCGGCACCGTCCTCTACGCCGGCGCCACCGCCGGCCCGACGCTCCCCGCCGCACCGACGACCGCCGAGGTCGCCGCCGCGGTGTGGGCTGCGGCCGGTCAGGCCTACGGCGCCACCTACGGCCTCGGCCGTTTGTTCGTCGCGTTCAGCCCCGACATGCTGGGCCTGATCGGGCCCCTCTTCCCGAACGTGAATCCGCAGAACGCCTCGAGCCCCGGCTTCAGCGCTGCGGACTTCGGGTCGGGCGCGGTCGGGAGCGTGAGCGGCATCAGCTTCGTGATGACCGCCGGCCTCGACGCCGGCCAGATCGTCGCCATCAACACCGCCTCGGCCAACCTCTACGAGGACCGAGTGGGAGCCCTCCAGGTCGTCGAGCCCAGCGTCCTCGGCGTCCAGGTCGCCTACGCCGGCTACTTCAAGGTCCACATCTTGAACGCCGGCGGCATCGTCAAGGTCACGGTCGGACCATGAGCCCCACCAAGGACACCGAGCCCGGCGCCGACGACGGCCTCGAGCGCCTCGACGCCCCGAACCAACAGGTCGTGCGCGGCGACGGATCAGGACCCGCGGATGAGGGTGAGGGTGGCAGCACGTCACCCGACCCCGAGGTCGACCCCGAGGCCGACGAGGTCGAGACCGAGACCACGACGACCAAGAGGTCCCGCCGCACCAAGGACACCACCGACGAGGACACCGACAAGGACAGCTGATGGCCTACGCGTCACCCGACCAGCTCGGCGTCGCGCTCGACGTTCGGGTGACGCCGGCCAACACCGAGCTCCTCCAGGCCTGCCTCGACGCCGCGGCGGCCGAGATCGATCACACCCTCGGCAGGGTCGACCCGCTCCCGACACCGACACCCGAGCTCGTCGTCCGAGCGAACGTGAACCGCGCCGTCGAGTGGTACAAAGCACCGGCGGCCTACAACGGTGGGGTCGGCGCCACCGAGACCGCCGGCCCGCTCGAGGCGCCCTCGGGCTTTGAGCGCCACGCCGCGACGCTCATCCCGCTGAAGCAGACCTGGGGCATCGGATGAACCTGCTCGAGGTCCGACCCAAGCTGGCCGCCGACCTCGCGCCGATCGCCGACACCGACCCCGAGGTCCTCGACAACCTGGTCGACAGCATCGAGCCACCGGCGCTGATGCTCGGATGGGGAGAGCCCTGGCTCGAGCCCGACACCCGCTGCATCGCCACCGGCCGCATCGTCGTGACCTGCGTCGCGAGCCGCCTCGTCCCCGGCGCCGGCGTCGAGACCCTCGAGGAGCTCGTCGATTACACCCTCGCCCGCATCCGAGCCGCCGGCCAGTGGCCGCTCCAGGACGTGAGCGGGCCGAGAGTTTTCACCATCGCCAAGACCAACTACCTCGCGGCGCGGGTCACGCTCCGCGTTCCGATCACCTGACAGGAGCAACGACCATGCCCGACCTCCAGCCCGTCATCCTCGTCGACCCGGTCCTGACCATCGACGGCGTCGATTTGAAGTGCGTCCTGAGCCACATCGAGATGACGCCCGACGTCACGCTGATCGAGATCACCACCAGCTGCGGCGTGCGGGAGTACCCCGGCACCCTGAAGTGGACGCTCAAGGCCACGCTCTATCACTCCTACGACCCCGAGGGCACCAACGAGGTCCTCACCGCCGCGGTCGAGGGAGGCGTCGAGGTCCCGTTTACCGTCACGGCTTCGAGCGATCCGGTCTCGGCGACCAACCCCGAGTACACCGGCAACCTGATCCCCCAGCCCTTCACCCCGCTGAGCGGCGACGTTGGTGACGCCTCCAGCTTCGACCTCGAGTGGTCGATCAGCGGGTGGGGCAACACCCCGACGACGAACATCACGCCGATCGCCGGCGCCGAGGCCACCGCCACCGAGGCCAAGGCGCCCAAGGCCAAGGTCGATGCCTGACGAGGGCCTCGTCTTCGTCGGCGCCGACGAGGCCGCGGCAGACTTCCGCCGCTGGGCGCAGCAGGTCGGGCCCGCCGTCGACAAGGAGAGCCGAGCCTTCGCCGCACGAGTAGCGGCAAGGGTTCACCCGCCGGTCCTCACCGGCGCGCTCGCCGCCTCGGTGAACCTCGTCGAGCTCCCCGAGCTCGGCGCCGGCGTGAGCATCGGCGACGGCCTCGACTACGCCGGCTGGATCGAGTTCGGCGGGAGCCGAGGCCGGCCGCACATCTCCGAGGGCCGGTACCTCTACCCAACGGCGCAGGCCGCTGAGGCCGATTGGTACGGCCTCGCCGAGACCACCGCCACCGACACCGCCGAGAGGTATCCATGGACAACGACAGCAGCGTGAACGGCACCACCGCCACCCTCGAGCCCGAGCTCGAGCGACCGGCCATCCCCGAGGTCATCCACCTCGCCTCGACCGACACCGGCAGGGTCCCGAGCCCCGGTACGCAACGAGCGCTCCAGGCCGAGACCGGCCGCTCCTACGACGAGCTCGTCGGGCCCGACGCCGAGAGCGCCGACCGCTTCCAGACCATCATCTGGTCCCAGCTGCGCAAGACCATCCCCGGCCTGCGCTGGGAGGACTGCGCCGACATCGAGGTCCAGATCGACACCGACGCCGAGGCACCGAGGGCCGACCCTTTGGCGCCCGCCGCCTCCGAGACCTCGCCGCCTTCTGTCGCTTCTGGCGCCTGAGCCCGACCGAGGTCTACGAGATGGACGACGACACCTACTGGGCATTCGTCGCCTTCCAGAACGCTGAGGTCAAGGAGCACAACCGAGCCGCTCGCAAGAGGTCCCGCTGATGGCCGGCCCCACGATCACCGCCAAGTTCGTCGCCGACACCTCCAAGATGACGAGCGGCGTCGATCAGGCCTCCGGTGGCATGGCCAAGATCACCGACGTCGCCAAGGGCGCAGCGGTCGCGCTCGGCGGCGCCTTCGCCATCGACAAGGTCGTCGACTTCGGCAAGCAAGCGGTCGACGCCGCCTCGAACCTGAACGAGAGCATCGCCAAGACCAACGTCGTGTTCGGGAGCTCGGCCGGCGAGATCATGAAGTGGTCGACGACCGCCGTCGACGCCATGGCCATGAGCCAGCAGGAGGCGCTCGAGGCCGCCGGCACCTTCGGCAACCTCGCGCTGAGCCTCGGCCTGCCACAAGACGTCGCCACCGACATGAGCAAGAACCTGGTGCAGCTGGCCGCCGACATGGCGTCCTTCAACAACGTGCCGGTCGACCAAGCCCTCACCGCGCTCAAGAGCGGCCTCACCGGCGAGACCGAACCGCTCAAGGCCTTCGGCGTCAACATGAACGAGGCCACCCTGATGGCGCAGGCCATGAAGATGGGCCTGGTCGAGACCAGCGTCAACGTCGAGAAGCTGAGCGCCGCGCAAGAGAATTCCGAGAAGGCGTCGCGCAAGGCCGCCGAGGCGCTCAAGAAGCATGGAGAGGGCTCGGTCGAATACAAGGACGCCATGCGCGACGCCGAGCAGGCCAACATGAAGCTGAACGGCGTGATGGGTGGCGAGACCCCCAAGAGCCTCACCGCCGCGCAGAAGGCGCAAGCCAGCTACGCGCTCGTCCTCGAGCAGACCAAGACCGCGCAGGGTGACGTCGCCCGCTCGAGCGACAACTACGCCATCAAGCAGAAAAAGGCCGAGGCCAACATGAAAGAGCTGCAGGCCACGATCGGCCAAGCCCTGCTGCCGATCATGACCAAGCTGGCTGAGGCCTTCAGCTACGCCGTCGAGAATGTCGGCGTCCTCGGGGAGGCGCTGAGCGCGGTCGGCAGTTTCGTTTCGGACAACGCCATCGTGCTCGGCCTCATGGTCGCGGCGCTCGCCATCTTGAACGCAAGCGCCATCGCCAACGCCATCAGCCTCGGCATCCTTTGGGTCCAGGTCACCGCCCTGACGGTGGCGCAGAACATCGCCACCGCCGCGCAGTGGCTCTTCAACGCCGCCATGACCGCCAACCCGATCGGCCTCGTCGTCGCCGCGATCGTCGCGCTGGTCGCCGGCATCATCCTCGCCTACCAGAAGGTCGACTGGTTCCGAACCGCGGTCGACGCGACAGGAGCCGCGCTCGTCGCCGCCTTCAATTGGATCAAGGACGCCGCCATCGCCGTCTTCAATTGGATCAAGGACAACTGGCCGCTGCTCCTCGCCATCATCGCCGGCCCCGTCGGGATAGCGGTCAAGATGGTGATCGATCATTGGGACACCATCAAGAGCGCCGCCACCGCGGTGTGGCAATGGGTGGTCGACAAGTGGCAGGCCATCGCCTCCGGCGTCGCCTCGGCGGTAAGCGCGGTCGGGTCGTGGATCGGCACGATGGTCGGATGGTTCAACACCGCCAAGGCGGCGGCGACCAGCGTTTACGATTGGATCGCCGGCCGCTTCCAAGCCCTCGCCGGCGCCATTTCGAGCGTCGTCGGTACGATCAGCGGCGCCATTTCGAGCATCGCCGACGCCATCAAGAGGCCGATCAACGCCGTCATCAACGCGTGGAACGGCCTCAAGTTTACGGTCCCGACCGTCACGATCCCGAGCGTCGACATCCCCGGCATCGGCACCATCGGCGGCGGGAGCTTCGGCGGCCAGACCTTCGGCTTCCCCCACATCCCGACCCTCGCCACCGGCGGCGTCCTCACCCGCCCGACCCTCTTCGTAGGAGGCGAGGCCGGCACCGAGATCGTCGCACCCGAGGCCATGCTCCGCTCGATCATCGCCGACGAGGCAGGAGGCCACTACGAGCTCAACATCTACCCGCGCACCGCCGACGCCGCCGACATCGCCTACGGCTTCCGACGCCTCGAGCTCCTGGCCGGCGTGGCATGACCGCCGGCGTCGCGCCCTGGGTGCCCGACACCATCTGCGAGACCCACGAGTGGCGCTCGAGCGCCGGCGAGACCGTCCGCTTCGTCACCGAGGTCGGCGCCCAGCAACGGATGATGCCACCGACCACGATCCACACCGTCCGAGTACCCCAAGCCCAAGGCGGCCGCTTCCGAGGCGCCCGCCACGACGAGCGCCTCGTCACGCTGCCCGTCGTGCTGCCGGGCCCGACCGCCGGCCGCGACGAGCTCCGACGTTGGGCCCGAGCCCTCGACCCGCTCAAGGGTGAGGGCACCCTGACCGTCGTCCAGGGCGCGCACGCCGGCCGACAGATCACCTGCGCCTACGAGGCCGGCCTCGACAGTTACGCCGAGGACCTCGCCCTCCTCGGACAGACCACGCTCGCGTTCCGAGCCGCCGACCCCTACTGGGCCGACGCCACCGAGAGCTCCAACGTCGCCACGATCGACAGCACCGCCTACACCTGGTTTCCATTCCTCCCGCTGATCCTCGGCGCCTCCGACGTGTTCGCCGCCGCCACGATCACCAACGCCGGCGACGTCGACGCCTGGCCGATCATCACCACCACCGGCCCCGGCACCGACCTGAACGTGAGCAACGACACCACCGGCGAGAGCTGGCATTTCACCGGCAGCATCGCCGCGAACAGCACGCTCGTCGTCGACCACCGACCTGGGCACAAGAGCGCCCGCCTCGACGGCACCAACGCCTTCGGCCGCCTCACCGACGACAGCGTCCTCTGGCCGCTCGTGCCCGGCCCGAACCGCATCAGCATCGGCTTCGCATCCGGCACCGCCTCGAGCAGGGTCGCCTTCACCTGGCGCAACAGATGGTTGTCGGCATGAGCAGCTGGGAGCTCTACGTCACCGACCGCACCGGCACGAGGCAGGCCGCCGTCGACCCCTACGAGAAGGCCGAGATCATCGGCCGAGTGAATGACGTGAGCACCTGGCAGCTGACGCTCCCGACCGCCACCGAGGCCGGCCAGATCTTCTCGGTCGACACCTTCGCCCGCCTCGAGATCGTCCTCGACGCCGAGGTTTGGCGCAGCGGGCCCGTGAGCCACCTCGAGCGCACCGTCGACATCGATGGAGACCACCTCCAGATCAGCGGCGTCGACGACACCGTCTGGCTCCAACGCCGCAACGCCCACCCCCAGCCCGGCACCGCCGCACCGCCCTACTCGAGCTCGGCCTACGACGTCCGCACCGGCGCCATGAGCACCGTCCTCGCCGAGCTCGTGAGCCGCAACGCCGGCCCCGCCGCCACCACCTCGAGAAGGGTGCCGGGCCTGGTCGTACCGCCGCCGGCGCCGGTGGGCCCGACCACGACGGTCGCCGCACGCTGGCAGAATTTGCTCACCCTGATGCAAGACACCGCCCGACCCGCCGGCCTCATCTTCGACATCCGAGAGCTCGCCTTCGAGGCCTACGAGGCCACCGACCGAGGCGCCATCTTCAGCGCCGGCCTCGAGACCCTCGCCGCCTGGAAGATGACCACCGAGGCGCCCAAGGCCAACTTCGTCGCGGTCGCCGGCCAAGGAGAAGGCACCGCGCGCCTCATCCGAGAGATGGCCGACACCACCTCGTGGAACACCTGGGGTCTCGCCGAGAGCTTCCAGGACCGACGCGACACCGCCGACATCGCCGAGCTCGACAAGAGCGCCGCCGAGGCGCTCGCCGCCGGCGTCACCCCGGTGACAGTCGTCTTCACCCCGCTCGACACCGAGGCGCAAGCCTTCGGGAGAGACTGGGCGCTCGGCGATCTCGTGACCGTCAAGGCCGGCGGGCTCACCGTCCACGACCAGGTCCGAGAGGTCCACGTCACGCTCGACACCGCCGGCGCGACCGTCATCCCGAGCGTAGGAGCTCCAGCAGGAGACCTCGCCCTCTTCCGATCGCTCGCCGGCCTCGACCGGCGAGTCCGACAACTCGAGAGGATCTGACATGGTCGCCATGAACGTCTGGCCAACCGACGGCGCCGACGGCTCGGTCGCCACCGAGGCACGATGGCGCAAGATGGCTCGCCACTGGGCTGCGAGCGGCGTCATCGACGGCGTCGGTGGTGAGCTCAAGCCAACCCTCGCCTTTCCGAACCTGACGGTCCAGGCCGGCGCCGCCTGGGCCGATGGACACTTCACCGAGCTCCTCGGGAGCCAGGTCCTGACCGTCACCGCCAACGGCCTCGTCGTCGTCCGCTTCGACCCCGCCGCCAACACCGCCGAGCTCGTCTACCGCGACGGCGCGGTGAGCCCGGCGCAGGACCCCAACGGCGTGTGGGAGGTCCCGATCGCCAAGATGGTCGGATCGGCCATGACCGACAGCCGCCGGCTGATCAAGTCGAGCCAAGCCCGAGCCCTCGCTCAGATCACGACCGGCAGCTGGTGGTACACCCCGACCGGCGAGTCGATCGGCACCGTCAACTTCGACAAGGCAGGGCTGTACCTGGTCGGCGTGGAGATCGACGCCGACGCCACCGGCCAGACCGCCTACGGATACGTCGAGGCATTCCCCGACCCCCTCGTCGCCACCAACGGTGGGTGGACATCCAACATCACGACCGGCCGAGTTTTCGAGGCGCAGGCCGCTGGGACCCGCTTCGGCACCAGCGTCATCTATGTGGCGTCGATCAAGGCGCCCGGCAACTACGCGGGCTGCAAGGCCTTCACCTACCAGACCCGCAACATCACCATCAACAGCAGCAAGATCAACGCCGTCCAGATCGCCCCATAAGGAGGGACCAACCGATGAGCTATTCGAGCATCGCCAAGTGCGCCGAGGACCGAGCATTCAATGACCGCCTCCGCGCCTGCATCGCCGACGAGGGCACCGACGACCCGACCGACGAGGCCACCCGCCTCCGCTGGATCGTCGCCTCCGCCGACGACATCGAGGCCGCCTACGAGAGCGCCCTCGCCGCCGAAAACCCCGACCCCGGCGGCGACGAGAGCGTCATCACCGACGGCATGATCCTCGGCGTCGTCCAGGCCAACCCGCCGGCATGAGCGACGAGCCCTTCCCGATCGAGCCCGTCCGCACCGAGCACCGAGCTCGCCGGCACACCTGCAACGACAGCGCGAGCCCGGTGCTCACCGCCGACGAGGCACGAGCTCGAGCACGGCAACGCCTCGAGGATTGGAGAGCCAGCCATGGCGACTAGCTACAACGGCTGGCCGGCGAGCCCCGACAAGGGTGAGATCGGCGTGGTCCAGTCCGAGTGGTTCCCAGGAGGCGCCAAGGCCGGCGACGTCACCACCGTCCTCCGCTACGTCGCCGAACAGATCCACCACCGAGTCGAGGGCCTGGTCGGCGGTACCTGCTGGGGATATTCGTACCGAGCCAACGCCAACGACCCGAGCTCGCTGTCCTGCCACGCCTCCGGTACCGCCATCGACTACAACGCGCCCGAGCACCCCAACGGCGTGCGAGGCACCTGGACCGACGCGCAGCGCGGCGAGATCTACAAGATCCTCGACGAGGTCCAGGGCGCCGTCCATTGGCTCGACGGCGTCGACGGAGGCACCGCCGACGAAATGCATTTCGAGATCTGCGTCGACGCCGAGGCGCTCGCCCGCATCGCCTCCGAGCTCGGCGGCGCACCAGGACCCCAACCCCCGACGATTGGACCCGATCAGATGTTTGCCCTCATTCAATACAACGGTCGCGTTTACCGCTGGAACGGCATCAACCGAGTGCACGTCCCCGACGAGACAGCGCTCGGCGGCGACCAGATCATGCTCGGCGTGCTCGGCATGGACAACACCGTCTGGCAGGTCGACGCCGCCTGGGGAGACAGCTACCCCGAGGCCGCCAACAACCGCATCTACTGGAACACCAACGTGATCGCGCAGAAGGTCGGCGTCGAGCCAGCCCACATCGCATGAGCGCACCGACCACCCTCCACGGATGGGTGGGAGCGACAGCGTTCGTGGTCGCCTCGTTCGTCGCCGCCGGCTGGGCCGTCGCCATGGTCGCCGCCGCGATCGACGACGACGTTTCGGCGCAGGGCATCCAGCTGCTCTCGGCCCTCGGCGGCGTCCTCGCCGGCGCGGTCGCCGGCTACCTCGGCGCAGGAGCCGCGCTGATCTGGACCCGCCGCCACGAGGCGGCCGAGCACGACCCCGATCAAGGAGACCTGCCATGACCGCCATCATCTGGTCGAGCCCCGGCTGGACCGAGGGCCTGCTCCTCGCCGCCGCCATCTGCGCCGCGGTCCTGACCGCGATCGAGCTCGCCGCACGAGCGACCACCGACGCCCTGCTGCCGGCGACCCTCTGCCTGATCGCCCTCGCCCTCCTCGCCGCCTGAGGCGCTCGAGCTCGTCGGGCCGGCCGGATTCGAACCGACGACCTCCGCACCCCCAGTGCGGCGCTCTACCAAGCTGAGCCACGGCCCGTCGCCGGCGAGCGTAGCGGGTTACCCCTCGGGTTACCCCAACGGTAAGCAGGGCCCAGCAGGACCCGCCAACCTACGGTGGGAGATGGCAAGCGCCGGCGGCCATCAGCGGCAGGAGGCAGGCTCGACCAGGGCCTGGGGGTCTTAGGGTCGAGCCCACGAGCTCCCCGAGGCCAAGCACCGAAAGCCCCGCCATTGCAAGGGTCTCGCCGCTTCCGAGCCATGAGACCTCACAACGGCAGAAGGGTAACCTCTCGACTAAAGGTTACCCTTCCGGTAACGTGTGGTTCAGAAGCAAAGCAGCCGCCAAGCCAGCCTCGAGACCTCGGCACGACCGAGCCCCCGACCTGAGCCCAGCAGGGCACCGAGCTTCAGAACACCGGCAGCAGCGCCGGCGAGCGTAGGAACAAGAGGGACCGATACCAGGCCTCCCACCCGCCGGCGCCGCTGCCACCAAGACCACCGACCGAGACCGACCAGCAAGGACCGACATGGCCATCAGCACCGCCGCCAAGACCGCCGCCAAGACCACCGAGGTCGACTACGACCTCGACGACGAGATCCGCGAGATGCTGATCACCGCCGCCTTTCAGCCCCTCGACGAGCTCGAGAGCCACGCCGACGACGAGCTCCAGCTGACCGGCCGCCAGATCAAGATCCTCGACTACTACGAGCGGCGCGGCTACGAGGCCTTTCGCCTCGAGCCCGCCGGCGACCCCCAGCATTGGGCGAACGTCGCCAAGTGGAGCGACAACGGCATCGAGCTCCTCGCCCTGACCGCCAACGGCGTCGAGACCGCCACCGCCCGCTTCGACCACACCAACACCGGCGCAACCTGGTTCGCCGCCGCCATCAACGCCTGACCGACCGACCACCAACCCCAAGGGATACACCACCATGGACACCATCCAGCCCACCTACCCCGAGCTCGAGGTCGAGCTCACCGGCACCGACGGCAACGCCTTTGCCCTGATCGGCAGGGTCACCCGAGCCATCGCTGCGCACGCCGGCGCCGACGCCGCCGGCACCTGGCAGGCCGAGGCCATGGACGCCGGCAGCTACGACGAGCTCCTCCAGCTGATCATGCGCACGGTCGAGGTCGCCTGATGGCCACGATCCAGCACCTCGAGCCCGGCAAGTGGAAGGCGCGGGTGAGCCTCGGCTCGAACAGCGCCGGCACCCGCCGCATCAAGAGCAAGAACTTCTACGGCAACGAGCGCGCGGTGCGAAAGGCCGCCGCCGCCTGGGAGGCCGAGGTCCGAGCCGAGGCCGAGGCAGGGCCCGAGCCCGAGCTCGAGGCCGGCGACGACGACGACCCCGCTGGTCCGACCTTCGAGCAGGTCCTCCGCGCCTACATCAAGGTGACCGGCGCAGCGAAAGACTGGTCGCCGGCGCACCGCCGAGACCGAGAGGCGCACCTCGCTGACATCGCCGAGACCCCGCTCGCCGGCGTCCGCATCAACAACCTGCGCCGCACCGACCTCGCCGACCACCTCGAGACCTACGCCGCCGAGCCCACGATGCACGGCAAGCAGCGCGGCAAGGCCTCGGTGCGCCAACGCAAGATCGTGCTGGCCGCGGTCGTTCGGTACGCCCGCGCCGACCCCGACCTCGAGGTCCGAGGCAACCCCGCCGCCGACCTGGTCATCAAGGACACCGGCCGCACCGTCGCCGAGCGGGAGATCCCGAGCGCCACCGAGCTCGCCCGCCTCATCGCCAACGGCACCGCCGAGATGGACGCCCTCGCCCGAGCAGCGCGCCAGTGCCGGCCCGGCTACCCCAACCGCGCCGAGCTCATCCGCGACGCCGCCACCCTCGCCCTGCTGACCGGCATGCGGCGCGGCGAGATCAGCGCCCTGCGCACCACCGACGTCCAGCACCACCAGGACGGCACCGCCACGATCCTGGTCCGCTCGGCCCTCCAGACTCTCGCCGGCGGCGGGTGGGCGCTCAAGAGGACCAAGACCGACCGGCACCGCCGCATCACGATCACCGCACCAGCGGCCGAGATCCTGCTGCGCCGGCAGGTCGCCAACGAGACCATGGCCATCGAGCACGAGCTCGAGCCGCCGGCGGCCGGCTTCATCTTCAGCCTCGGCTGGGGAGAGGCGCCGATCATGCCCGACACCATCACCAACTGGTGGGAGAAGGTCCGAGAGCTCGAGCCCGAGCTCGGCCGGCTTCGCTTCCAGGACCTGCGCCACGCCCGAGCGTCCGAGCTCCACGCCGCCGGCATTCACCCCGCTGCGGTCGCGGCCTACCTGGGGCATTCGACCGAGATCAGCCTCGGCACCTACGACCACGTCCGACCAGGAGCCGACGCCCTGATCCTCGAGGCCATCGACCAGGCCTGGACCTAGACTCCCGACCCGCACCTCACGAGCGCCGGCGACCAGCCCGAGGTCGCCGGCGCTTCACATTTCGGTGAGGCTGGGGTCGATACACCCGACCCCAGCCTCCCGAGGCAGATCGGGTGTATCGATCACGGATCGATGGTAGGCCACCGCAAGGATCGGAAAGCAAGCGCAAGCAGATCGCTGCACCTATTGACCGATCGTCAGAAGCTCGCGAGAGTGGCTGGCAGGTTACGGAAAGTGAGCTGCCGGCGACAGCAGGCAGTCGGGGGAGAGACCGACCAGATACACCCTGGGAGGAGCGCGGCCATGCAACTGCAGCCGTTCTACGGATATGACGTCATCGCCTGGCTCGAGCGCCGCTCGAGGTCCACGATCGAGAGTTGGCTGACCGCCGACCGCAAGCTGCCGATCGGCGAGCGGCGCTTCCCCGGTGCCTTCGAGGGCAACGTTCCGCTCGCCGACATCAAGGCGCGGTACGGATTCACCAACGACGACATCAAGGCCATCGACGTCCCCGAGCACCTCGAGCACCGATCGCGCGCCCGCGCCTCGGCCTGACACCAGGAGGACCCCGCCATGCGACACCCTGCTTCAGCGCGCCCCGAGGCAACCTCGTGACCGGCCCCGAGCTCGCCCTCGTGGCCGGCGTGTTGGGCTTCGGCGCCGGCTGGGCCCTCGGCTACCACCGAGGCCGCCGGCACGAGCAGCGGGCCCGCAGCAGGGCGCTGCGCATCGCCGCCACCCTCCTCGCCGTCGGCACCATCGCCGCGGGCTGCGCCGCGCCGCCGCCGACCGCTACCTGCCACGAGGCGGTCGACGCCATCTGGCCGGCGAGCTCGAGAGCCTGGGCGCACCGCATCGTCCAGCGGGAGAGCCGAGGCCGAGCCTGGGCGCAGAACAAGAGGTCCAGCGCCGCCGGATGCTTCCAGCTTCTCCGGATGCACGCCTGGCGCTTCGACGAGACCGGCTCCTCGTGGGCGCACCGCTACGAGGCGCCGGCCAACACCCGAGCCGCGCTCCACCTCTACCAGCAGGCCGGCCGCCGGCCCTGGAGATGAACCGACCACCAAGCAGGAGACCACCGCCATGAGCAGTACCACCTTCGAGGATCACGAGGTCCTCGCCACCGAGCTCGCCTTCACCGGCAAGGTTGGCGTCGACGCCGAGCTCGGCATCGGCGACGAGATCACCCTGGCGCTGCGCTGCACCGTCACCAAGATCCGCCACGAGGCCATCAAGGACATCGACGCCGTCGTGCGCGTTCATTCGATCAAGGCCGAGCTCGCCGCCATCGTCGACGACGACCTGGTCGCCGACGCCCTGCGGGCCCAGGAGCTCCGCCTCGAGACCGCCGCCGGCGTCCAGCGCCTCCCGCTCACCGACGCTGGCTTCTGATGGCCGGCAGCAACGTGGTGCCAGCCTGCCGGCGCACCGACGTCATCGCCGTCCTCGACACCATCCACGACGACGCCTTCGCCGAGGGCTCCTGGCTCGCCGACCTGATCATGGCCGCCACCGCACCGGCCGAGTGGCAGGCCCGCCTCGAGTCCGCTGCTCGAGCCGAGCGCCTCGTCGCCGCCGCCGAGCAGGCCGCCGACGAGGACCCGTTCGGATGGGACGAGACATGAGCTCCGAGCAGGAGGCCATCCCCGCCGAGCTCGTGCGCTGGGAGGACCGACCACCCGAGACCGCGCCACCGTTGATGAGGCAGCTGCCGGCCATGGTTCACTTCGCCGAGCAGCTCGCCCGCTCCGATATGCTCCCGCCGCAATTCAAGCGGCGACCGGCGAACGTCCTCTGGGCGATCGTCAAGGCCGAGCAACTCGGCTGGGACCCCGTCACCGCCATCGAACAGATCGCCGTCATCAACAACCGACCGACCATCAGCGCGGTCGGGATGCGGGCCCTCTGCATCGGCGCAGGGCACCGCTTCCGAGTGATCGAGTCGACCGCCGAGTCCTGCACCGTCGAGATCGTCCGCGCCGACGACCCCGAGCACCACCACCGCGAGACCTACACCATGGCCATGGCCGAGCGCGCCGGCGACATCAGCTCGAGCCCGACCTCGCCCTACAAGCAGTACCCCCAACGGATGATGCTCGCCCGCGCCACGAGCTCCGCGGTGACCGCCGCCTGCCCCGAGGTCCTGATGGGCGCCGCGGTCTACACCCCAGCCGAGATGGGTGGCGTCGAACCTTCAGCGTGGATCGTCGACGTCGACGAGGCCGACGAGCTCCCGCCGCCGGACGTCGACCCTGCGACCGGCGAGATCGTGAGCTCGGTGGAAGCGGACAACGGCGCCGAGGCGGCACCTCCCGCCGGCACCGCCGACACCGAGCTCACACCCGACCCGCCTGGGTCGATGGCCGACGCCATGCGCCGGCCCGTGCTGCTCGGCACCGCCAAGGCCACGAGGGACAGCCTCACCAAGGCGCAGCTGACCAGGGTCAAGCAATGGGGCGCACGACGGTGGGGCGCGGGCTGGAAGCTGGACACCCTCGGCACCGACGACCTCACCGCCGTCCAGACCTACATGGACGGTCCCGTCGCCGCCATGCTCCACCCCGACGAGCACGAGCCCGACCCGCCGGCGTGAGGACCTACGCCCGCATCCGAGTAGACATCTGGCGCGACGACGAGTGGCGTGGCCTGACGCCCGAGGCGCAGTGGTTGTTCCTGCTGCTGCTGAGCCAAGCCAAGCTGAGCATGGCGGGCTGCCTCGACATCAAGCCGAGAGCCTGGGCCCGGCAGGCCTACGGCGTCGACGCCGAGGCCATCGGCAAGTGGATCGACGAGCTCGAGGTCGCCGGCATGATCGCCTGCGATTGGTCCACCGACGAGCTCGTCGTGCGCACCTTCGTCGAGCACGACGGCGTGCTCCGCAACACCAACATGGGCCGAGGCATGTGGGCCGGCTGGCAGAACATCGAGAGCCGATCGCTCAAACAGATCGTGATCGACAACCTGCCGGCCGAGGCCTGGGACCTGAAGTACTGCGCACCGCAGGAGGCACGACGGATGAGGTCGGGAGAAGGCTGATGGCAAGAGCCTTCGCAAGAGCCTGGCCAAGAGCCTTGGCAAGAGAGGCCGAACTACCACATCCACATCCAGCATCCACATCCAGCATCCAGCAACCGACATCCACAACCTGCATCCCCGGCCCTTCAGCGCTTCATCCACAAGAGGGTGTGGACAACCGAGCATGACCACCTACGCCAACGACACCGACACCCGCAACGAGGCCGAGGTCGCCGAGGTCCTCGAGCAGGCCTGGCGCTGCACGCTGCACCGCTTCGCCCGCTACTCCCCGCTCGACTACTGGGCCGAGCGGGCCGGACGGATGGTTGGCCTCGTCGAGATCAAGCAGCGATCGCACGAGCACGATCGGTACGCCACCACCTACCTCACCGTTCGTCGGTGGCTCGCCATGCGCCAAGCCGAGCTCGGCCTCGGGGTCCCAGCGCGGTACGTCGTGCGCTTCACCGACAGCATCCGGTGGGTGCCGGCCGCCGAGGTCGACGCCACCAACGTCGAGCTCGTCGGTCATCAGGTCCGAGCCGAGCACCGACACCCCGCCGAGGTAGAACCGACGATTCTGATCCCGATCGCGTCGATGAGGGTGGTCGGCCCGTCGTGATCGATCCGCCGTTTTTGGTGGCCAGCCTCCCCGCGGAG